CCCTGACCACTTCTTTGTATTCCATGGGCCGCATCCTTAACATGGCTGTTTTCGCGACGACTGCGCGTTCTTTGCGCAGTCAGACATTGGGATCAGGTGGCACACGCAGTGTGGCACGCCTGTTTTTAGCTGGAGTTCTATGGACTCCGCGCATTTATTGAACAAGTCTTCGCGGTTGCGCTGCACGACGTCTGTCTCCCCGCGCTCGCGGTTGTATTCTCCGCGAGCCTTCTCTTCGGTTGCCATGCGTCGCCAGTGTGCACAGCTCCGGCGCAGCTCTTCGGATCTTTGATCGTCTTCCATTACGACCTCTCATGTTGTTAACGGCCTAGCCGTACTCGTCTTCGCCTTCTTCACGTCCGATGTGTCGGAAGTCAGGACTGTTCAGCAGCTCAACCACGCGAGCAGCCAGAGCCGCGTTCGAGATCTCGGAACAGTAGACGCTGACTGCGGCGTCGGTGTCCGTAGCGTGCAGCTGCACCCCGTTGAGCGCTTCGTTCTCGTTAACGTCCAGCTTGATCTTGAACAGCTGTTTGGCGATGTAGAAGCTGTCAGAATTTTCGAGCCAGTAGCTCGATCTGGCCAGCGACTCCAGCTCTTCGATCAACAGGTGCTGATTATCCAGGATGAGACGGATGCCTTCTTCGTCCAGCATCTTATTCCAGCCGCCGTCTGTGAACCGCCACACGTCCCCCAGCTTCTCGACGCCGACAGCCTCGCGTTGCCGGATGTCATACCCGAATGCTCGCTTGATCAGCGCGTGCGCCATGCGCATGACCTCCACGGCTGTGTCCGGGTACACCGTCCCACTCAACAGGTACGTCGAGGTCTTCGTGTAGATCTCAATAAGCTCCTTCTCCACGTCAGATGCACTGCCACCGAGGATCGCGTCGATGGGCTTCGTGACACTGACGTTATCGTGAAACCAAGGCGACACGACCGCGGCGGCGGCGATCAAGTCAATACGCCAGTCGCGCACCTGTTGGACGTGCTCGCTGTTCTGTGACCATTCAAGCTGCATTTTGACACCTCCTCATTCCATGGGTTCTACGGTGACTGTCACGTGCGACCGAGGCTCTTCTGGCGCGTGCTTGGCCGAAAAGCTGTCTGAGTACGAATCGGTTACGTACCCACGGCCAGACAGCTCCAAATCAGGCTCTGCGGGAGCTCTGCGCATCAGGTCTTCTTCTGCCAGATCGCGGATGTAGTATTCTGCGAGGGCAGCCTCGTCCATCTCGGATTCTGGTGGCGCGTTCGGCACGATGACGTCCACCACGCGATCGACTGTGATCGACATCTTCCACTCGCACTTGAGTCTCAGCTTTCTTTCTACTTTTTGATCAGACACTTTGGCTCCTATGGCAGCTCACTCTTCTTCGCCGTCCTCATCTTCATCCTCTGCGTCCGCATCTTCATCCTCCGCGTCCTCAGCTGAAGACTCCTCGTCGGCGTCCCACAGGGCGTCATCGTCGAGGACGGTATCGTAGATGACAGCGCGCATGGCCGCCACGACCCTGCGCCTTGCAGCAGATCCGCGCGCGAGCTCTGGGGCCCCGTCTAGGTAAGAAGACAGGTCTTTTTCGTCCTGGAACCACTCGTACAGCGACTGTAGTTTGTGGAATACGGCGGCACCGACCTCCACTTGTTGAGCGCCGGCGAGGAAGAGGGACACACACAGATCCTCCAGGTACCATTTTGACAGTTTCACGGTGACGTTCTCCATATTGTAAAAAATTGGTCACAGCATGTAGATCCATTCTACATGCTGTGACCAATCTATTTCCTTGTACCACTTATATGCGGCACGCAGATCATCGCTTATTGCGTCCGGGAGCGCGACCGTTAGCTACGCGCTCCTTATGATGGACGTCATCTGTTGATCCGGGCACGCAGTAGAAGACGCTCGGCTCGTAGCCGCTGTCATCGAAGTAGGGACCGGCGTACACGTTATCGCAGCCGCACTGCTCGCTGAGCCAGGGGTCGTTGATCGGGTGCGCGGTCAAGATCTCGCGAATGGTCTCGATGGGAATCCCCGTCTCTGTCGAGAGGTAGCTCAGCTCGATGACGATGACCTCCCACTCGAATCCGAACTCGTTCTCTTCTGCGAACCGCGTGACGAAGCCATTGATCGCCTCGACCTGCTTCGGATCGTGCTGTGTATTCTCGGACATGCTGTACTCTCCATGAATTGCGCACCCAACCAACGGATGCGCGAGTGTTGTGTTACTTTCGAGACGGGCGCGTGTTCCAAAACCGAGGATCGAGCCCTCGCGCACGCAGGGCTTCGTATCTTGGATCCTCTGATGGCGCCGCGTGCGCGAGGACTTCGACATCAACGCCATCGACGAGAATGGCGCGGTTTCTGAGCACCTCTTCAGCGATCGCGTGCAGGATGCCCGCGACACTCCAGGTCTCCCACTCCGTCGCCCCTTTGATGCTCCACCACGCGAGCGCTGCTTGCGCGGTCTGCGTTACAGGACTTCTATTACGGAGGCCCTCAACGATCATTACCGCTTCTTCAAGCTGCAGATCCGGTGGCACCTTGCTGTTGAACAATCTAGGCCGATTTTCTAGTGCTTCCATGAGCGCTTCGAGTGGAGTCATAGCCAGTCACCCGCAGTAATGGACGCTGTCTCGCGTGATCCTGATGAAGCGCTATCGTCTGCGACCTGTAGAGGGATTTTTGGAACAAGATCCTCCAACTTGGCGCGTGCGAGTGGGTAGTCGCGCCACATAGAGATCCACGCTCTCGCTTGCTCTTCGTTGTATGTTCGACAAAGTGGCGTGGGCTCAAACGCCTCTACTGATCGGTGTACCTCAGCAAGGAAGTCGTCGCGCGAGCATCCTACGCGGATAGTGCCGAGCTCTCCTACTCCCCCAGCGACGGGGTCCGTGGTTGGGCCGATCTGAACACGGACGTAGGGTCCGCTATCATATTGCGGAACGTAGATAGCGGGAGCGTACCGCGAGCTGACATTTGGTGATATTGATCGGAGGACCATCAGCCTCGCATGACATTCAGGCTGCGCCAGAACGTGTCTGCTGCTCTCGGCGTACGCGGCATCGATCTCGTTCCATATGCGCAGGGTGACTTTTTCCCACCCCTGACGAAACCATCGACTGTCTATGGCGCCGCCGAGATCAATCCGCTCGCGGCTCGACATGAGCTCGCGGGCGACCGCCTGTGCGCTTAACAGCAGCGCGGATGTCGTCGGGTATCCAACAGACATCGCGGCCAACAGCGCGCCCCTGTGGATTCCCCACAAGTAGCTTTCGACGAGGCGGTACGGTACTTTTGGTTTGGTCGTATCAGACATCTGGATCCTTATTCTTCAGGGACGAGCCATCCCAGTTGACATCGCCATTGAGCGCGCGGACCTCGTATACACTTAGCTGCTGATATGTCGGCGTTTTACGTCGAACACAGGCATAGTACACCGAGTGCACCACCGTCAGGAAGATCTTATTTTGACGCTCTTGCCGGGCTTCTATGCCGCGCAGGCGGAGCTCCGCGATCAAATGCGCGTCGTTACCCTCATCCATGAGGTGTAGATATCCAGACGCAAATGCGCACAGCCGTGGGCAGGTCAGCATGATCCGGACCCACCCGACCACCGCTAGGTGCGGGGCCCCAGATCCAGCGTAGCGGTCCCACATCATCTCGAATGGCAATTCAGGATCCTCCAGCAGCTCTTTTGGTATGCCGAGCTGCCGAGCGGCGTATTTTGGATCCTCCAGCATCAGCTTGAACATGGATCGCGCGCATACTGGGGCGAACGGGTTGGATAACATCTCGCGTAGGTCTTCAGGATCATCCATCCTGAGCATGCGTTCTGACATACACTCCTCCATGCGGCCCAATGCGGGCCGCGGTCTCATGTGTTTATCTGCGCAGATGCCCCAGCATCCCCTTGTATTCTGTCGCTGTGGTAACCTCCACGTCGACTCGGTCGCCGCGCTCTGCGACCCCCAGCGCGTATATTGCCTCCTTGATCAGCACAGCCAGCGGCAGCTTGTTATAGCTGCCGGTCGGCTGCACCCAGACGTCTCCTTTGGTCATCTGAGACACGTAGAGCTGCTTGTCGCGGAACTCGCTGTGCGTCCAGTTATGCCCGTCTCCGAACTCGAACCATGGCCTGCGCGGGTGATGGACCCGGATCAGGCCATCATCGTTGGCAGCGGCGCGGATCAGGCTCACGGCTACGCGTGGGTTCTGTGCGCGGATGACCTCCAGGAACTGATGAGCCACGGCGCATGCGTACGGCTCCATGCTGTCGTAGGCGTCAATCCAATCGGCGTTAGGCATGCTGCCGAACACGTTGTAATTGGTTGCCTTGAGTTCGGCGCGGGTGACGCGCTCGGAGATCTCAAATACAGACTGCACCTTCGAGTTTAGAAGGTACTCCAGACGGCTGAGCACACAACTGAAGCCTTCGGCCATGTCTGTCGCCAAGCAGACCTTGTGAAACGAGTCGACGTCAATGTCTGCGTCTTCGAGGCCCCTGTAGTTGATCTGAAAATTGATCATGTAGGCCTTTGGTCCCATGATCTCTGCGAGCTTGTCTTTGAAGCCCGTGTGTTCGAGGTTTGGGAAGTCACTGTCGATTTTGGCAATGACCATCGACCTCATATTGCGATCCCAGTCACGCCAGTCCACGTCGACTAGCGCAGTGTCGAGGGCATCCAAGACAGCGCGCACGGCATATGGATCTGCTATGCCTTCTAGCCGCTCGAACTCGGCGACTGCTTTTCCGAACGAATTGTCGTCATACATCTCGCTCATTTTTTGTCCTGATAGGCGTAGGTGACGGCGGGCGTCACGTTGTACTTGCTCAACGCGAGGAACAGCTTCGACTGCACCGTAACCGACATGTCGATCACGGTGCCACCAAACCACCCTGTCTCTTTGAAGCGCCAGCCGATCCACTCGATGTGGATCTTACCGTTCCGGTGGAAACACGCGATGTGCTTGGCGACGTGGGCGACGCATCTATCGAGATCCTGGAAGCGCGCATCGCTACCTCCGGTACCGGACAGGTACCACCCGCGACCGTTGGCGTCCTTCAGCCAGCGCTCCACGTCGCGGTACTGGCCGGACGTGGGCCCGTTGCCGATGTCGGTCTCTGGCACGTCGGTGTCTGGTCTTAGCTGGATCGTATGATCATCGATTGTTAGCGTCATGATCATCTGCATGCTGCGACTCCTTTGCGTGCGCTTCGTTGTACTGACGCAGCTTCTTCTGCATCTTTCTGAGCAGAGATCCGCACTCTCGACGCCGCTCGATGACGCCGCCGCGTAAGGTCTCAGTGATGTTGCTGCCGGGCGCGTTCCAGCACTCGGTCAGGTATTTGTGCGTGTTCTCCAGGTCTGTGATGATCAGCTGGAGAACGTCGGACGGCACATCGCGTGTCACGGCGTGGACTGATGCAAGCCGCCTGGCTGTGTCGGCGCTGATGTGAGGGAGCATCGTTCTGGCGTCGACTTTGGATACTACGATCATGGCTTTGCTCCTGGGATCTCGACGGTGAAGCCCACGGACCGCAGGTTCTGGATCAGCTCTTGTCCGGGAGCGGAGCTGGCGACCATCTCGTCTTCGGACCACCCACCAACAGCCCCCGCCGTCCGCAGGAGGACTTCCAGCGTGCCTCCTGCGATGCGCGTCTTGTTTAGGACGTGGAGCAGCATGAAGACGTCGCCCATCCAGGCCACGTCGTCGTCGCTGGCCAAGCTGACGACGTACGTTTTGATCACGTCGTCAGCGTACTTCTGGAGCGAGCTGTTGATAATATCAAAGTGCATGACCAAGCCAGCGTCGAGATCTACCCGAGCTGTGAGCACCGCTGTTTGAGCTAGGTGGTGCGTGCTTCCCTTGCTATTCAGGACGCTCATGCGCTCGCTGACACTGGCCCGTACGGCGCTGTACACGTCGGACATCGTCTCGAACTGCGACACTGTGAGCTCGGATATGGCTCTGGTGGCCACATTAGCGTCCGCAGTCCACAATTCGCCGCACTGGATGCACGCAACCTCTACCAGTCGACCTGCGATCCATTCGACGACGTCGCCAGAGTCGTCGGTAGGACCGAGCCAACGCTGCCACTGTCGGCTTTCGACGTGCGACTGCAGCTCTCCGCAGCAGCGTGGGCACCTTACATAGTAAGTCATTTTGACCTTTATTGTGTTAGATAGCCTGCGGGAACCACCCGCAGGCTTTGTTTGTTGTGCTACAGCTTCGCGTACGCAGACTTGTTCTGCAGACGCTTCTCAGCGATCTTCACGGTGCGCGGCTTGTTGTCGGGTTCGGACACCCAAGCAGACTCGCAGGTCCACACGACGTCACCGGACTCCGGGTCTACGACGCGCTCCTTCAGCGTGATGACCCGACCGGGGCGATACTTGGTCTCGCGGACATCCGCGAAACGACCTGATACGCTGAGCTCGTTCTTCTCTTTCATGATCCCTCTTTTGGTTGCGCCGGAGCTAGACTCACCCGGCGCGTTATTATACCCCGGATACCACTCAGACGGAGGCGCCCGGTCGTACTCGCACTGCAAGTTCATGCGGCTCGCCTTGAGCGCGGCGAGCAGCCCGTGGGTGAAGTTGCTGTGGTACAGCGTCACGCGCATGTACTTGTTCAGCCCTGTTCGGTTGAGCCATTGCGAAGCCACAGATCTACCGTCTTTGTCGATCCACCGGATGGCGTCGCCCGCGTTCATGGGCTCCCACATCCCGAATGCCAGGATCAGCTGTACGGTGATCTCTTCAGTGACGTAGTAGGTCCCGTGCACTACGCACTTGTTCTTGGCGCGCTCTCTGGCCTCGCGCTTTTTTCGAGCCTTGTTGGCCGCGTCCATACGGATGAACGCTTCCTGCTGGGCCTTGGTGAACCGGTGCGGGCCACGGTAGGGGTCGTCGTAGGCGGAGCCATCGGCGGTCCAGTAGCTGGGCCAGTAGCCGTTCATGGCTTGCCACACACGGCTTGGAGCATCGCGAGATCTGCCTTGAGACGCGCAAGCTCTGCTGTCGTCGCCTGCACCTTCATGAAGGTCAGCAGCGCTTCAACCTTCATCATGCCGTGCCACGCCTCATGGACGCGGTCCATGACCTGCACCTGCGTCTCCCAGCCCTTGAACTCGATCTTGACGCCCACATCTTCGAGTTTGCGAGCCGCCGATTCAAGATTAGATTCGGAGCGCACACCCGTGAGCTTGCTGGTGACGAAGTCTGCGTCAGGGCTCTGGCCGAGCATCGCCCAGAGTACGTTGTCGGACGCGCCGCGAAACAGTAGGATCGTTCCCAGGTTTACTCCTTTGGGATTGATCTCCGCGATGGGCAGCCCGTAAAGAAACCAGCTGCATTCGCTGGCATCCAACGCGGAGTCGTTGCTCTTCGACACGCGCGGCTTGGTGCCGATAAACGTGTTGTGACTCTCTGCTGCTCTAAACATAGCCTTCCACGGATCTACACCTACACTCATGATCGCCTCCTTTGGCTCACTTGTTCAGTTTCTCAGACCAGTCGTAGATCGACTTGTCTCCGTCCGGACCCGTGACCACACGCTCACGCCAGAATTGCTCGAACGGGACGTCGTCACAGTCCAGATACTCGTCCGCATCGTAGACGTCGACGCGCCATAGATCGGCTCCTGCGACCTGTACTTGCTGCGGATTACTGTTCATGATCTCGATCGCGCTGTCGTTGACGTGCTCAACGCCTCCGATCCACGCGAGGGCCTCTGCCCGCGTCTTGAAGTAATGGATGTTGGTGATGTCAGGCATAACACGCGCTCCTTGATGGCGCCGCCTACAATAGCGGCGCGTTTTTTGTTAACGGGGGACGTCCGTATCGCGGAACGGCCCCCACGGCTCGCCGGGCAGGATCGTCTGTAGCGCGAGGCGCTCCAGGTTCTGCGCGACGTACTCAAAGCGTTTTGTGGGCAGACTTAGCCGAAGTTGATCCGACTCGCCTGTGTGGGTGGCGCTCGTAAATCCGAGCGCGCGGACCCAGGACACGTTCGCAGCGGCGCGGTCCCAGTCGGAGTTTGAAGCGCGCGTTTCGTTGGGCCAGATCAAGGCATCGATCTCCGAGGTGACAGTGGCACTCAGCAGCGTTCTCGCGGCCCACAGTGGCTCGATGTCTCCAGATCCACCCGCGTCTTCAGCCTCGCGACCAAGCATCTCAGAGCACGTCGCCGCGTCTCCAAATTTGAATGCAGACCCCCAGATCCACTTGTATATGTTGGTGGCCCAGAAATGCCCGAGGCTGTATCCGAGGAAGTGCGCTTCGTATGCAGAAGACGCATAGAGAAGCCAGCTTCGATACGCTCCAATAAGACTGAAGTTGGAGATTCCCTTGCTCTCGATAAGTCGTAGGATGCGGATCTCGTCGGCTACAAGGATGTCGTACAGACGGGACCCCTGAGCGTATCCTACAGATCCGTACATTGACTCCACCGCGGTACTGGGTTTTATTTCAGCGCCACTGCGCACCCACAGCACGCGCGGCATGCCTGGTATCGTGTACAGGATCCGCATACATTCTATCAGCAGCGGATCCCTGTATGGATGAATGCTTCCGGGCCTGTCTTCGCGAGGCTCCATGTACTCACTCATGACGCGGGCAGCACACTCTTCCCGCAGGGCTGTTTCCCATGGAGGCAGCGGGCGCAGCTCCGACACGATCTTGTTCACGATCTGTTCTGCGTTCATCGGATCTCCAAATGAGAAAAGCGAGATCTCCATCTGGAGACCTCGCCTTATGTTCTAACACCTCGACCCGCGACTCAGGCCCTGCGATCCTTGTCTAGCGGAGGCTCGATCAGACCCTCTGCTTGGCGCTCCTCCATGGAGGCCGGACTGATCGCCCAGCGGTGCGCGTTGGGGCCCGTGAGCTCTTTGTGGATGACCCCCACGAGCCCCGCGGACACGGGGTCCTGGACGCTCACGCAGATGAACACGAGGATGTTGCCGGGCTGCGCGCTCTTCTCGAACTCGAAGGGCAGGAGGTTCGTCCCTGCGAGCCGCTGCGACAGGCGCACGACCTCGCCGGCTTCGATCGCGTCGAGCACCTCGTCTGCGTGGTTGTCCATCAAGAACGTCCACGCGGCGACGGCACCGTACATGAGGAGGTGCGTGAGCTCTCCAGAGAACAGAGCACGCGGCTGCGCGGTGGAGAACTCGCAGGTGAAGTCGACGGGAGCTGTGTTTTTGAGTGTCATCGGACGATACCTGTTTTGTTGAAGATCGACTCGACGTAGGCGTCGAGCTGCCGAAGGGCCACATCGCCCTCGTTGTTCAGGATCAAGTCCCACTGATCGTCGGGGATCGACGCGAGCTCCGTGTCTGAGCTGTGCAGGCGATGAACGTCGTCCACGTTACGGTCCACGCGCGCCACTTGACCGTACCGCTTGCACATGTCGAACTCGTTCTTGTGCCGGAGGTCTGTGACGCACAACGCGATGGTAGGGTGATGCTCAAACAGGATCTGGATGGTCTGCTCCAGCGCGTTGACCCAGATGCACTGCGAGTCTTCGGCAAACGGGCGTGCGCCGTCGCGCGCGGCGTGCTGGCCGAATGCCTTGCGCATCGCTTCGCTCCCCATGAGCTGCAGCGCGCGCCGCGGCGAGATGCCCCACTGAGGGTCGACCGCCTCCTTGAATGCGCGGTTCTCCAGTTGGCGGCGCTCCCACCCGAAGATGGTGCATGCGGCGTCCTTGAGCTTGCTCGCGAACGACACCTTCGTGAAGCCGTGCTCTCTCTCAAGGTAGTCCGCGAGGTAGTCTTTGCCGACGCCTTGCTTATAGCCAAGCGCGATGAGGATCATGATTGATTCCTTGGTGGATGGTCAGGTTCCCCTCTTTGAGGACCTGAAGTTTTTTGTCATATATGCGGCGCGCGCACAACGCCAGCAAGTAGGCCTCCGCCTCGTGATCTGTGAACACGTCGTGGTCTTTCCACGTGGCGCCCTGTTGCTCCCTTAGGAGGCGCCGAGCCTCAAGGATAGCGTCGTCTTTTTTAGCCTCGTTTCCTTGACCTTTACCGAAGATCTCGGATCTCCACTCGCTGGGCTTTAGACTCGTATGCGCGCAGTGGTGGTATACGGACAGCCGCAGCACGCCGCTGCCTTCGCCCATGGCGTGCTGCACACCTTGGCCCTTTACGCCGTATGCGCAGCCTTCCACCACTGCGAACAGGATGGGACCTGTTGCGCGCAGCTCGTTGAGCACGTCAGCCAGACCTGCCCGCAGGTACTCCAACCTTGCGACAGAGCCGGGCTTGTTGTACTTTGTGGGCGTGCGAATCAGACGCACGTGGTCCTGCGTGTTCTGCGCGCCCTCCAGCCCTACCACGCCGATCCCGACGTTCGTAAGGCTTGGATCTATACCCAAAAACCACATCTTTGCTCCGAGGTAAATGATGGCCAGCATCGTACTGACAGTGGATGGCGCGCTGGTCGTGGGTCCGCTGTTCCAGCTGACGCTCACGACGTCTGCGCCTGTAGACATTCCGGCTGAGATCCTGCTGATCGATTCGCGCAAGCTGACCTTCGTCCGCGTCTGCACGCTCGCAGACATGATATACCCCACGGCGCCTGATCTTGCCCGTGCAATTTACCACCGTGTGTCGACTGTCACGAAACAGTTCTCGACGTTGTCGGACGCAGAGGCAGCGAAGACTGCATACGCGGCGGCGGTGCAAAACCTCCTGGATACCTATCAGGTGGGCACAGATACCTTCAACAACTCTTCGACTGTATACTCTCTCACCGGGGTGTGATCATGGCCCTGCCAACGATTGGATATCAAGTCCGCAATCAGGGACAGACGCAAGACGGGCCTTCGTACAGGATCGAGACGGTCGTCACCGCCAAAGGTGACCTGCCCGACATTCACCTGTTCTTGCTCAGAATCAACGACCGCGCACGCGCAGCCGCCGACACGTTGGAGCGCGTATGCAGCGTGGCAGACTTCACAGACTACCAGCCAGACAGGCTGACCGCCGCACTGCAAGGCCAGACCTTCTATCGCGTGTCTGCGATGGTGGTCACATATACTGCGATCGACGTGGCGATCGCAGCGCGAGACTTGATCTCGGAACAGATCACTGCGCTCGCGTTATCGTACAGGACGTACGTAGATGATTTCTCCACGGCTGGCTTCTCGCAGAGCCGTCAACCGTATAACTGGCCTGCGTTCGACAAGACGCTGCGCGCGCGCCTCGTCGAAACGTACTGCGCTGCGCGAGCCTTGTCGCGTGCGCAGGCAGACGTGGTCACAGCGCTGCAAGCTGCGATCTCAACTTCTGGAGCTCGGATCACAGAGCTGCAAGCAGATCTCACGGATCTGCAGTCCGTGAGATCGCAGCAGTCTGCGAGCCTGACCCAGCTGCAGAGCGTCCAGAGTACGCAGACCGCGACCCTCAACGCGATGCAGCTATACCTCGCGGAGGTCAGCGCGGGCCTCGCGGCATACGTTGAGCCCAACGGTGCGGACGCCTACTTTGGCGCCGCGGGCACGGTCACCGCGCAGCAGTCCACGCGAGAGGCGCAGGTCGTCGCGGCGCAGGCGCAGCTCTCGGCCCTCACCGCTGTCATCGCGCAGCTCCAGGCAGCGCTCACCACGCTTGACGCTTCTGTGAGCGCCAAGCAGGCTGCCATCGCGACAGAGACGGCAGCGCGCGCGGGGCAGCAACAGGACCTTGACCTCGCGCTGTCAACGCAGGCTACATACGGCGCCGCGGAAGGCTCCGCGCTCGCCGATGTCCTGCAAGTCGACCCCACGTTTGACTCGGAGACGGACTGCTGCTGTGCGTGATCATTTGACGGGTGGCGTCATACGCAGCTTCACTCCGGGCCAGTTGTCCGGTATGCGCGCCCCGTTGGACGTCACGCACCACAGCCACACGCCCTGAGCACGGGACTTTGGGCGCTCCTTCGGCTGGGGCACGTAGCCGTCCGTGAAGTACACACACGCGTCGATCTTGGGCATCTTGAGCGCCACCTCGCGGATGTGATCCGCCAGCTCGGGGTAGTCCTTCTTACTCCACGTGGCGTCGACCAGATCCATGAGCGCATCGCAGTCTGTGCCGCCGCGTGACGTACGCCCGATCTTCTTGAGGTAATTCTTGAAGTCTTCAGCATCGGTCACGCGGCCAAGCGACGAGATCTGCGTGTCCATCTGGGCGACGTACATCTCCACGCCGGGCATTGATTTGAGCATCGAGTACACCTCGTTCATGCCAGCCATCACCTCGTCGTTCCCCATGGATCCGGAAGTGTCCACGCAGAACAGCACGGAGTGTCTACGATCTTTGGTCTTGCCGGGGAACGCGGGGTAAAGCTCCGCCACGTTTGGCACGCCATGCGCGGCGCCTTGGGTGCCAAATCGTCTCCGGCTCGGCAGTCGCTGTGTGGAACGGGTGAGCGTGCGGATACGTGCTTGCACATGCTGCTTGAGCACCTTCTCCCATGGGATCACACGGGTCTCCCGCAGCTCTTCGAGCCTCGACTGCAAATGAGCCGGCATGCGCCCCACCTGCTTGAAGATCTTCTCCAGGTCGGTCAACACGGAGACCTCCAGGTTGCGGATGGAGGACTCTTCAAGCATGTCGCGGACAGCGTCGGCGCTCTGAGACTCTGCGGACGGCGACACATTCTCTGGCTCTTCGAGGTGGGCTCTACGCAGCGCGTGGTCGAGCCCCTGATGCAGCATCCGCTTGGCGCCGGCGCTGAGGTTGGCGTTCTCGGAGATCGCCTTGTGCGCCTCTGCCACGAGCATGCTTGCTGTCAAGGCACGCTGGTTGGCGTCTGGGCGGCCACTTGCCTGTCCCGTGCCTTGTCCCGTGGATTCTGAAGGCGAGCCCTCACCTTGACCCTCACCTTGACCCTCACCTTGACCCTCACCTTGACCCTCACCTTGACCCTCACCTTGACCCTCACCGGGCTCTGCGCCCTCAGCTTCCTCCGCGCAGGTCCCGTCCTTGTCTTCGATGGGGTCGTCGGGCTTGCGTCCCTTGGCTGCCGACAGGGCCGTGCGGATGCTGGATAGCACGTCCTGTGCGCAGGCCTTGGATTCGTTGTACAGCGCGTCGAGCTGATCGACGTACCACTCGGAGCTTCGCCCCTCCTCCAGCTCGTAGTCTTCGGGCATGATCGGCGGAGAGTTGGTCATCTTCGTCCGCATCTCCGGATTGTTGATGACGAGCTGCGTATTCACAGCACAGTCCGCCGCGGGGTTGCAGACCATGCTCGCGTACATGGACCGCTCTTCAGGGGCGACGTTACGGAGCTGTCTGCGCATGCGCGGCACGTCGCGCATCGTGAGGTGGCGGATCTCGTGTTGGAGCACGATAGACACCTCCCAGAGCGGGCAGCGCTTGAACCAGTGCATGTTCACGTGCAGGATGTAACCTGCGCCGGGCAAGTAGGACAACGCCATGCAGAACGACACCGGATCCGTGTGCAGCTCATGCCGGAGGCGTTGTGCGAGGCGCGCGGCGTACATCTCGTCGCCGTTGGCACGCGTATTAGATACGCGCCCGTAGCTGCTGAGGAACTGCGAGAACCGATACCTGCCGTCTCCCGGAGCTTCGGGGGCGTCAGGGGTGTAGAGCTGCAGTCCGTTCCAACTTTCGATCGTCGTGGGCTTTCTTGACATCGTCTTCCCTTTTGTTTTAGCACGGAGCACGTTATTTTGCGGTGGACCACTCCCCTACATGGAGAGTAGGGTCACCCGGGCTATACACGAGAGGTCGAGCCATTATGACGCAGATCGTAGACCATGTGACTGATACCGAACGTACGCTAAATGACTTGGACCTTCATGGTCTTATACCTCAAGATCACGTGAAACAAGCTGGCGCACCGGTCTACGCGTGGCCCGAGACGCAGCTGTTTCCGCTCCACACCGCGCAGGACGCGACGTGGAGTTTGGCGTATGCCACCCGCCAAGCACCGCGCGTGCCGCCCGTCGTGGTGGAGCGGCTCAAGAACGCGTGCGCGCTCTACAACATCAGCCCCACGCGTGTCGCAGAGCTCGCGGTGGCGCGCACCAAGCTCGCGGCGCCGACGCTCGCGGAGGCCGATTACATCCTCCCACAGTACGCGCTGTGGCCCGTCAAGACGGCCTCGGACTGGCGACAGGCCTGCGAGGAGTATGTCCACCAGGGCAGCCGCCTCGCTCCCGACACGCGGGCGCAGGCCGCAGTGAGCCTGATCCAGAAGGCAGCGTCGCTGGGTCTGGATACGAGCGCCGTACCTACTGACCTGTACAAGCGCGCGGGCCTGACGCTCAGCGATGCGGGTACGCTTTGCGAGCACCTCCACGCACGCTCGTACCTGTTCCCCGAGGGGCATACGGGTCGCGAGCACTTCAAGATGGCGGCGGAGACTGTTTACAACAACTTCCCTTACATCGGTGTGATCGCCGACCGTCAAGAGCTCGTCAAGATCGCGCAGGTCATCTCAGACCTGGACGCGCAGTATGAGCTGATTCGCTATTATGGCACGCGGATCGTCGATCCATATCTCGCCGTCTTCAACACAGACAAACTGGCTTCCGCCAACGTGGATCTGGATGGCACACCGGTGCCTGTGTCGCTGCTGCTGGATCTCGGAGAGCAGGAGCTTGAGGCCATCCTTGGCGCCGACTTTATGACCGAAGTTCGCGGGCCGGACGGATCAGTGGATCCGGGCACGTTCGCTGTCGTGGTCGATACGCTGCCGCGCCCCCTCAAGGTGACGCTGTTGGACATGGTGCGGCAGAATCTGTCGCAGGGTGAGCTTTGATGGACGCGCCGGAGAATCTGAGCCCAGAGCGCCGCGCCGCCGCCCGCGCTGCTCTGGAGAACGAAGACGCCTCCGCATCGGCGGTCTTCATGGGCGCGACCACGCTGCTCGGGGATCAGTGCCGTGTGTACGAGGCGGAGACGACGCGCCTGCTCTTGCGGCGCATCCACAACATCGCGGTGCCTGAACTGCACTTTGAGAAGCTGCAGTGCATGATCACCGCGTCTGTACAGCCGACGCTGTTGTGGGAGATCAACGCGTTCGAGAACACGATGGCGTGCTGCGCAGGCGTGCCCATGCTCGTGGACATCGTGCAGGAGCTTCATCCGCTCCAGATCGCGTGGGGTGTTCACGAGATAATCCCGTTCTTGCGGATCTGGCATCCTGAGATCCTACAGTCTCAGCAGGCGGATGATCTGTTCGATCACGAGCCACGTTCGTATACCGCTCTGATGCTCTATCAGGAGGGGTTCGTAATCGCGCCGCCGGAGCTGTCGTGGGCCCAGCGTGAGCTGGACCGCATGATACAGGACAAGGGCCTGCAGGCGCGCGTACGTACGCGCTGGGCAGAGCTCTACAAGCTAAAAAACAGCGACGAGCTCCGCGCGCTGGAGTTGACTGACTCCGACGAGGACGTGCAGATCGCACGCCTCGTCGGAGTTCACACGTACGTACGCGAGCGCCACGCTGCGCACGTACAGGAGCTCGCTACCCTCTTATGAGGGCATGGAGTTGAGCTCCCTGTTGGTTGCCGCCATCGCGGGGGCGTTCCGCGCGATGTGTGTCACGGCGATCTTCGAGTGCAGCGCGGCGCCGAGGAGCTGCGTCATGTACCTCGTGTTGTAGCCGCCGTTGGTGTACTGCGCTGCCTTGGTGTACTCGCGGAGCTGATCTGTGAACGCGCCCCACGTGTGCTCGTGCACGAGCGTGTAGAGGTGTGCGAGCGAGTCAGCGACCTTATCCGCGGGCGGCTTGTGGACGGCGATGTAGTCCGCCAACCCGCGCATCGTGTCGCTGAGCTGATTGTCGCGACCTTCGCTGGAGATCTTCTGGATCGCCTCGTATGCGCGGTCACCTGGCACCATCTCCAGGATGTTTTTGGGATCGAGCTGTGCCTCCTGGTTTCGATAGTAGTCCTGGAACTTCACACCAGCGTCGCCGCCGACGCTGCCCATCACTGCGGCGTCGAAGGCGGCCTCGATGACAGCGAGCCGGTGACTGACGTCGATCTCGCTGAGCTCCTTGTCCTTGATGACGGCCTCTCGCTGCTTCTCCAGGGAGTAGACGAGCGCGCTGACACGCTCCCAGCCGCCTGCGGTGGCGAAGATTTCGCCGCCCTCCTCGCCCGCCTCGTCATGGATGTACCCCATGTTGGCCGCGAGGAAGTTGAGCAGCACGGGGTGCCACGGCGCATCCGTGCCACCATGCAGGGACGGGTCACGTGCGTACGCGAGGAGCTCCTCTGGCCCGCGCACGACGGGGATCACGACGCAGCGCCGCAGCAGCGCAGGGTCGCTCGTGACCTGTGACGCGACGGCGTAGCCGCCGTCCGCAGGGTTGGCCGCCAGGATCACACGCACGTTCTCGCCGATCCGATATCCGCCGAGCCAACCGTCGAGCAGCTGGAACAGCGCGTTGATCGTATGCTGCTCCACACGATTCACCTCGTCGAGGAACAGCACGACCTTCGCGGGGTCGTCGCCCACGGGGATACGTCCGTCGCGGACGTAGTGGAACGTGTCCCCGTCCTTGTCGAAGAAGGGCAGGCCGGTCAAGTCGGTCGGCTCCATGCCGATCATACTCATGCGGACGACCTTATACCCATGCTGCCTTGCAACGGCGTTGACGGCAGCGGTCTTGCCCTGCGCGGTCGCGCTGATCAGGAACGGTATGAGCGTGCCGCGAGGCATTGTGAACGCCTGCGCGCACAATGCCTTTGCTACGGCCAGGGGCACCGCGTTGGCCAAGCCGTACGCGTCCCAAAAGTTCTTCTTGTCCTGTGCCATCTCTTTCTCCTATTGTTGTTGTGTCGCTACGCCTAAACGGTGGTAGCGTCTACTTGTACCACAGGATCTCCAATTATGACGATCAATCCGATCGAGATGTCGCGCTGTGATTTTGCAGAAGCCATGTGCATGCTTAACGGTGAAATGTTCAGCATGCGCGAGGTGCCTATGTTCTACGACATCATGGAGTGTAACGATCAGGATGTGCTGCTCAAGTGTGGTCGTCAGGTTGCAAAATCTACGACGATGTGCGCTCGCAACATCGCGAACAGCGCGTGTATCCCGCACTTCAAGACCCTGTACATATCGCCGACGCAGAACCAGACGAAGGTTTATTCACGCTCGCGTCTCCAGAAGATGATCGACCACAGCCCGCTTGCAGCGCAGCTCCTTGTGGGGCACGGCCTCCCGATGGACATCTTCACGAAGCACTTCCGAAACGGATCCGAGATCAACCTCGGATACGCCAAGGACGACCCGGATCGCATCCGATCGCAGTCTGCCGACGAGATCGACTTTGACGAGATCCAGGACATGCTGTGCCATATCGTCTTTCCTCCGATCATCGAGACAAACGCGCGATCCAAGTACAAGTGGGTATGGAAGGCGGGGACGCCCAAGAGCGCCGAGGCCTTTATTGAGACCGACTGGAAGCGATCCACTCAAGACGAGTGGATCATGCGGTGCCTCAAATGCTCCAAGTGGAACTTCATCGATTCGGTGCGCAGCCTCGGCAAGACGGGCCCGATATGTGTGTCGTGTGGCGGTCCGCTCAACGTCCGGGGTGGCAGATGGCACTCGATGAACCACAACCCAAACATGGTGCTGCAGACCCGCGGGTTCCACATTCCGCAGGTCATCCTGCCGATCCACTTCGAGCCGCAGCCTGATGAGCAGATCCGCAACGGCCAGCCGTCTTTGCAGTGGATGAACATCCTCAAGAAGCTCGACACGTACGACGACGTGTCCTTCTTGAACGAGGTTCTTGGCGTGAGCGTGTCCACAGGAGCTCGCACGATCACGCTCGCAGCGCTGGAGGCGCAGTGCCGAGACTACGACTTTCCATTGGTCCCCGATGCGTGGCACACGAATGGCGTGATCCGCGGTCAGGACGACGTCATGTCGATCTACGCCGGCGTGGACTGGTCAGGTGGCGGCTACTCGTCTGCATCGTATACGTCTCTTTGGATCATAGGCGCTCTGCCGAACGCGTGCTACAAATTGCTCTACTACAGGATCTTTCAAGGCAAAGACCCGCTACAGCACGTTCGAGAGGTCGTAAAAGAGTGTCGCAGATTCAATGTAAAAAAGATCGGCGCGGATGCTGGCGTCGGCGCGCTGGCGAACTCGATGCTACGCGAGGTGTTCGGATCGGACCGCGTCATACAGTTTCAGTACGGCGGCGGCACAAAGCATGATTGTATGTACCATAACGACCGTTATCACATCAACCGAACGGCGATGATCGACAGCTTCATGCTACAGGTCCTGCGTGGCCAGATCTTCTTTGCTAAAAAAGAGATCATGATGCCGGCGTTCCACCACATCCTGAATCCGTTTGAAGAGACGACGCGCGCGGGCACGCGCATCTGGCAAACCCCGGAGGGTCAGCCAGACGACGCGCTGCACAGCGGCGTATTCGCGAAGGTGACCGCCGAGCTTGACCTCGGGCGCCTCGCGCCATACGCCACGCCCACGCAGCAGGAGCTCTACTCGATGGACGACTGAGCCTTGGGCCGCACGACGCAGGAGCCATCGTCCTCGACGACGACCTCCAGCGGCGTGCACTTCCAGATAATCGCACGCGCGTCCTCGTCTGCAGACGACGCTTGCAGGACGCACTCACCTACGATGCGCACGAGCTCCGCGCGTGCGCGCCCCTCCGCCTGTGCGCGCTGGTGCGCACGCCAGCGGAGGTAGTCGGCGAGCAGCTCTGGCCCCACACGCGTCACGGCGCCCGCCTGCGCGAGCGCGTACACAAGTGGCCCCTCCACGTGGGGGAACGGCTGCATCGTGACGGCACCATCGTGCACGGTCAACAAGGCGGGCGCGTGCAGCGCCAGTGACGTACTCGCGGCGTCGACTTCACTGGCGCGCACGGCGCCGAGAATGTGCCCGCTCTGCATCGTGGGCATGATGCACACGACGATCTCCTCCTCTTCGGCGCGGAACAAGGACTTCACGCTCGCTCCAAACTGCATTATGCCGCCTCCCGAAGACCCATGCTCACGAGGGCCTTGATGTATTTGTTGTCCGTAACGGTCTCGGGAGTGAGAGCGCACTCCAGCGGGATCTGCGACCCGTAGTTGGGTCCGACCGATACTTCGTACTGGTAGTCCACAGGCATCCACTTGTAACGCTCACGGATCCTCTCAACGATCCAGTAGTCGAAGAAAGCCTTGAGCTTATCGAGTGAGCGCAGGGGGACCTGTCCAGCGATGGAGTCGTGCACGGTCAGCAGCAGCTCGCCTCCCAGCTTGCGCAGGTGCGAATCGAGCTCACACATTTGAGACAGCAGCAGATCCGAGGCTGCTGTCTGGATCTTGAAGTTAACTGCCTGCCGCTGCGCACGCGCTCTGGCGCTGTTGTCGACGCTGATCAGCGGGAAGCGCCGCACACGACCGAACAGAGACCACACTTGACCGTAGCGGTTGACCTCTGCGTGCGTGTCTTGGATGTAGGCCTTCGTGCCGGGCGACATGTCGAACAGCATGGTCTCGATGCTCTTCGCGAACGCGACCTGCTCTGACTTCTCGGCCTCGTCCTCGGACACGAACCCGTAGATCTGCTCCACGGATCCGAGGGTGCCCTGGCCGTACAGCAAGCCGTACAGCACGCGCTTACAAGCAGTACGCTTGAACGCCACCTCGTAGTCGCTGTCCTTGACCTTCTCGACGTAATCGTAATCGAGACCGAAGATCTTGGACGTCATAAACGACGGCACGTTCATGCCGTCCCGCACCGCGATGGCCAGCGGGTCATCCTTGGGTAGGAACGCGCACAGAACGCGCACCTCGGCAGACGCGATGTCGAGGTTGAACATGACCATCCGGTCCTCCGGCAGCAGATCGACGTCGTCCGCCAGTCGGATAATGTTTGGCGCCGTATCGGGGATGAACAGGCACTTGATCTTCCAGCCTGGACTGGACTCGATCAGGATCTCCAGCCCGTCCTCGCCCACGAACGTCCACTTCCCGGCGCACAGCGTCGATGGGATATTCTGCAGGTTGGGATCTGCGCTGGACAGGCGCCCCGTCACGGTGCCGTTCAGGTTGAACCGCGTGTGGACACGACCGTCGAGCGCCGCCGCGCGCTCCAGACCAGCGAGGTAGGTGGAGAGCGCCTTGTTGGCCTGTCCGTAGAGCGAGAGGCAGTACGCGAGCTCGCCCAGCTCCCGACTGTTTTCACGCTTGAGCTTCTGCCGGAACCCCGCATCGATCTTGATCGACCCGTCCTCATTGTAGTCGATCAGCCGCGCGGGGAGGTTGAACCGGGCGGCGATGACCTTCCCTAGCTGCGCGCCGCTCTTTAGGTTGACCTCGCTATCGCAGATCAGAGTCCGCAACCGCTGCTCCATGTTGTCCCGGAGCACTGTGATCTCTGCGCGGTACTTCTCCAGAAGATCCTTGTCGAGAAGCGTGCCGCGCCGCTCCATGCGCTCCAGCGTCAGGGTGCCCGGGATGTACTGGTTCTTCATCACGGATTTGTAGGCCGCGAGAGGTCCAGAGCCATCTGGACGTGCTACGCGCTCCATCTGGAGCTTCGCGATGCGCCGCGTGATGTCTGCGTCGATACCGCCGTACTGAGACAGGATGTCGAGCGGGATCATCTCGTAGTTACCACCCTCAGCAGCAAACTCAGGAGTCTGCTCCACGGTAGCAGCTTTCGGTACGGGCAGCTTGAGGGCTTTGTAGATGGAGCTAATAGCCTTCTTGGCCACGCTACGCTCCGCGCGAAGGTGAGCGAGCGTCTCTTTGCTGTAGACCTTCTTCGCTTCGATCTTTAGCGTCAGAGCGCAGTAATGCGCCTCGATATCGAAGATCGTCTGGTTTACCACGATCCCGACGTCCCGACGCTCCTGCATGAACAAAGCACGCAGCTCTGGGCGCTGCTTGCACAGCGTCTCCGCTCCTTCGTAACAGATGTAGTTCTGGTCGTTGATGGATTCGATGAACACCTTCTTGAGATGATCCTCGTAACCCGCGAACGTAGGGGCGAACTCCAGCGTCAGCGATTTGAGACCATTGAACCCTGTCGCGCCCTCGTTGATCCAATGGTAACCGAGCAGCGTGTCCCAGTACAGGTTCACCGTTGGGATGTTCACCTGCTGCAGCACGTTGATGTCAAACTTCGCGTTGTGCATGATCTTGGGCTTGCGGCTCGTCACGATCTTACGGACGCACTCGCGCGCCTCGACAGGATCGTACGGCGACATCTTGTGATCCATCACGATTGTGGCGGCCTTGCCCTCGTCCCAGCCCACGCACAGCATAAGCACCTTGAAGTCCGGGGCGTACGGATGCACGCCTGTGGTCTCGGTGTCGATAGAGATGGCCCAGTTCTCCGGTGGCGCGGCGGCGCGCCCCGTGTAGTTGAGCACGTGCTCTGTGAGGTCGCGCACGTCTTGGATGTCCTTCGGCACGACGTAGTCTTTGGTCAGCTCACCGAGATCGGACGCGCCCGCGAAGCCCTCGTACAAGCACTTCATTGCGAGCCCGAGGTCGCTGATCAACACCTCGACGGTGTTGGGGTTCATGAACATCTGGCGCGGCGAGATGGTGGGCACCACCGCGTACGTGTGCCCCTCCACCTTGATCGTGTGCACGCGACCGCGGATGTCCGCGTGCTTGCCGCCCTCCAGTTGCAGCGCCTCCGCACAGCCGGGTCCCAGCGCAAGGATGACGTTCCGCCCGTGCGGGTTGTGTGCGCGTGCGCGCCGCGCGGCCTCGGCCAGCTTGGCGTTCATATACGGCGCGCACGAGCGCGTCGCTTTGGTGGTGGGCTTCGCGCGCGCAAACTCTTGACTCGCGCACGCATACATAAGCGAGTAGTTGATCCGCAGCCCAGGCGTCTGGCTGTTGATCCGCTCCATCGCGGTCTTCAGCGTGTTGCGGATCTCGTGGCTGATGACGGTGCCGTTGCCCCGGCCTCGAAAATCAGGGCTCTCCAGCATGACGATGAAGTTCGTGTCTGAAGAGCCAGCGTAGTAGCCTGACAGCAGGCAGTTGCCGTCCTTTGCAGGGCAATTCTCGCACACAGATTCGCTGCGTACGGATCTTGTCCACTCTGAATCGAGCATTGTATCCTCCTAAATGTCGGTCATGTCATCTTCGTCTATCTTCGGCAGGCTCGGCATCATGCTCTGTGCGATCCGCACGTCTGCGTCTGCGGCTTGATAGACGACTTCGCTGCGCGTGGTCACCAGCTTGCTCAGCGGATAGACCACGATGTCGTGGATCGTGGTGTCCAGCGATACGTAACGCTGTAGTGAAGTCATAATCTTCTCACTCACGACCTCTCTCTCCTTCAACGCGTGGGGGTGCTGTTGGAGCTGCTTGCGGAGGTACGTCGTGTTCTGATCTCGATAGCGGTTCAGACCACGAAGAGTCGTGTGGTACACCTGCGCGACCACGACTACGACGTACTTGGCGTAGTCGTCGACGTACACACCGCACTGCGTCGTGTTGATGCCAGCCGCACCTCCCGGCGACTGCAGTACAGACGCGACGCTCATTTTGATGCGGTCTATGTCGCCTTGCATGACGATCGCGGGCGTATTGAGCACGTCGTGCAATATCTGCTGATACTCTGTTCGGATCTCAGACTTGCTCGACGTGATCTTGTGCTGGATGTACCGCGGCAAGAAAGCGTCGACATCTTGCCCGCACCAGCGCATCACCGCCGCGATCGGCAGCATGGGCTGCAGCATGCGGTCGCCCGTGCCCTTGGGCAGACCCTGCAGCGTGCCATACTTGTCGTGGAGCTCTTGGTAGTGTTCGTAGATCTTTCCGTATTGTTGCAGCGGGAGCAACGTGCACGCAGTCCTGAGCTCCCGAATGCGCTCGGGGCTGTACTGTCGCACGATGTTCTCGTCCGGGCCGCTCGCGGCCTCCACGTTGTGCAGCGTGATCGTGTTCCAGCGGTTTGCGTCTTCTATGCGGTCAAATCCTGCGATGGCAGCGGCCATGACGGGCACACGGAAGCCCTGGAACGACGCCTCTTGCGACGCGGTGCCTTGAACCTTCTTCGTGCCGCTCGCGTAGTTCATGCGCATGGTGGACAGCAGCTCGCTCACGATCTTCTGGCGCTTGGGGTCGCGGGCGTTAGACACCTCGAACTCGTCGAGGCAGAGCATCTGACCTGCGCCATCCATGCTCTGGAACACCCCCGCGACCGTGTACGCATCCATGCCCACCGCATGCTCTACGAGCTTTATCTTCTCGAACTGCGAGCCCGAGAAAAGTCCCATCATGAGCTTGGACTTCCCAGAGTTTGTGGGCGCGTTGATCAAGATCTGTGACACGTACGGGAAGCCTTGCGCGATCACGGTGTACAGAGCGACGCCCGCGAGGTAGGCGGCCTCCATCTTCTGCACGTCTTCGGACAGGCTGAAGGTCCAGTTGTCCTGCAGCATGGATCGGATCGTCTCGTATACTTGCTGCGGATCCTGCTCACAGGCGTTGTTGAGCGCGTCGAGGTCTGTGATCACGGATGACCACTGCGCGCCGCGCCCTGCCATAAACAGCCACCCCACGTCGCGCGGCGACGTCAGGGGCTCAAACACCAGCGGCTCCGGGCCGTGGACGCGGCCCTTGTACACCTGGGCGCCGTTGACGACGTACAGCGCACGCGTCTGCCGATCGTCGGACTCGTGGTAGTGGACGCCCTGACGCTTGACCGTCAAGCGCGCCTTGTCCGGGAGGTCCGCGCAGAGCTGCGTGACAGCCTGCACCAGCAGCTCGTTGTTGCGCGCCGTTCGGATCGCGTACGGCAGCGCTTGGCGCTCGTCGCCCTCGCTCGTGCCGTACATCAGCCAGTCTGGATCCCCGAGCCGCGCGCGACACCACTCGTACGGCAGCGCGTGCAGGATCTTCGTGCCGAGGACGGTGAGCATGTCCTGCGCGCGATTAAGCGGTAGCGTGACGACGGTGCTGTCGCGCCGCGCGTAGATGACGGCTGCCATCCCCTCATGCGCGAGCGGCGTCATCTCGACCTCCAGGTGGCGCACGAGCATCGCGACGTAGGTCTCGTCCGTGGACGACGATAGCAAGGTCGCCTGCAAGACCGTCTTCGGGATGTTGTCATCTTGCCGAAGATCCTGAATGACGGCGTCCTTGTCGATCAGCTCGTGGAGACAACTCCCGAAGCTCACCATCGCTTTCTGTAGATCAGCGAGGCTGCTCTTGTTCGTGACGGCAGCCTCGCTGATCTGCTGGCTCACCCAAGCGTGGCGCGGCAACCAGCACTCAGGGCGCGCGAAGTCTGCTTCGAGCTTGTCGAACATACCTTGCATGACCACTTCGTCAGGGTCGATCTTCGGGTAGTCCTGCAGAGATCCGTTCGCCCAGTCGTACACGTGCACACCGTCAGCGCGTGTTTGCTCAAGCGCGAGCCTCGTAAAGCCGACCCCGCCGTTGTCGTAGTCGCCCAACAAGCGGATGTCCGAGCAACCGAGCTCGCGCAGCGCATCCAGCGATGACACCCCCGCGCCGCTGCCGCCGATGACGCCGTACTTGAGGGTGCCGTGCTTCGCGATCTGAGCGCGGAGCAAAGACAACGCGTCGAACTCGCCCTCCACGACATAGATAACGGACGGCGTGCCCAGAAGCGCGGTGAGCAGGTCGAGGCAGAACAGCCCGTGCTCGTCTTGGCCCTCGCCACCGACCCACAGCACGCCGCCTGTCGGATCGTTTGGGCGCCGCACCTTGGTGCACCCTGCGGTCCCGGGAGAGGCCATGTAGTGAAAGGTCAGCGCGCCCGTATAAGGTCCGATGTCCGTGAGGCCAGGAGGCACGAGGACGTCGCCCATGTATCCAGAGTACGTCTTCCGGAGGACCTCCGTCTGCATCCCCATATAGAGCACGCGACGTGTGGGCAGGATGCCGATCGGCAGTCGGTCGAGCTTGGTGAGATCCAGTCCGCGCTGTGCGAGCCATTGTATGGTGGGCTGTGCCCACTGGAACGCCGGGTCGCCGATGTTCTGAACCGCTGTGAGCAGCGTGGCGTGACACACGTCTTGGATCGCTTGGCGCAGCTCAACGCGCTCTCGGCGCGCCTGTATATCCGCGCTCAGCGACTTCGGCAGCGTGATGCTCCACTCGCCCTGCACGATGTCGCTGAGCACCTCGTGGACGGTGACCCCCGCGACATCCGCGAGGAACGTCAGGGGATCGTCGCGGTACTCGCCGCAGCTACCACCGAAGCACTTTGCGAAGCCCTTGGACAAATCAATGTAGAACGATGCCGTCGTCTCCTTGTGATACGGGCAGCACCCCTTGATGCGCGAGCCTTGCAGCGTCCAGTTGCCACCCGGATTTCGAGCCGACAACGTGCGATGCCACGACGTTGAGGACACGGCGCCCCACAAATTCTTCGCGCTGCTAATCTTGGATGTTGTTGTCTTGGATCCTGACTTCTTCGCAGCCATTTTTACTCCTGAGGTTTTTCGTCTGCGGGTACCTCTTCACGTCCAGGGGCGACAGCGTCGGCGGATTCTTGCGGGGGACTCTCCAACTTCCCACCGCGCGCCGGGCATCGGCCCACGAACTCGCACCATTGACAGTGGCTGCCGACCTCGGGGGGTGGCTGGCCTTCAAACGAATCCAAGCGTGTCTCGGTACGGGTGACCCAGTTCTGCAGCCAAAGAAGCAGATCTCCGAGCTCACGGCGGTGATATGCCTCCGGACGGAACTCGATCACGCTGTCCCGCAAGAAGTGCACGGCGCACAGCACCTTCTCAGCGTCTGGGTAGTGTGCGAACCCCAGCAGCGCGTACACCTGCAGCTGCTGCGCGAACTCGGGCAGCGGACGGCGCCCGCCCGTCTTGTGGTCGAGGATCACGACGGTCTTCTTCTCGGAGCTGTACGCCACGACGTCAAGGACGCCACGGAAGAACGCCCCCTCTCCGAAGAAAGCACGCGCGGAGCCGTCCGCGCCGATGCCGAGCTGCTTCTCTGCCACGACATCGTGCTTGGGGATCCCGAATCTCTCGCGCCACAGATGGAAGCGTCCGGAGAACGCATCCATCTGATCTCGAAGCATCAACAGCTCCAGGATCTCTTGGTGCGTGAGCTGTTCGTCTGCGGACGCCTTGCGCATCAGCACGTCCATGCTCTCGGTGGACCCCATCACGCGCTGCTCAAGCACCCAGTGGGCTGCGCGACCAACACGACCATCTCCGCGTGCGACGCGCCATTTGCGGATGCTCTTGTTTACATGCTCCCAGTAAAATCGGAGCGCACACTGATCTGCTTGGTTCAACCGACTCTGGGACCACGGACGGCCCTTGAGCACGAGGCTGTTCGTCGTATCAATCATTTACCGGCCTCCTAAAAAAGTGGCGCCCGCGGTTGCGGGCGCCACGTAACTCACATCTGACTCATGTCGTCATCGCTCGTGGGCGGCAGGAACTGCGAGGGCGGGATGGACGGGGACGTCGTCGCCTGCGCCGCCGTGAAGGACGCCGCGCGAGCGCGCGCGTCTGCGGCGATCTTCAAGTGCATGTCCTTGAAGGTGTCCTTGAGCGCGCTGCACAGCTCGCGCTCCGCTGCCGTGATGGGCGTGGCCTTCGCCTGTCGCGTCGACTCGAAGATGGGCACCTTGTTGGCGCCCATGTCCTTGATGACCGTGGACAGCGACCAGACGTTGTCTGATAGCGCGCCCCCGAGCGCGCGCGTCTGCTGGCCGATGTTGGTGGCGATCGCACTGTTGAACGACTTGAGCTCCACGGCGAACACGCCGCTCAGGTCCTCCAGCAGCACGTACAGACGGTAGATCTGCGTGCAGGGCTTGGGCTTGTTGTTCTCGAATCCGGGCTTGTCCGCGCAGTCCTTGCACTCCATATTGCGCGTCGGCGAGAACTTGCCGTCAGGCGACGAGCACACCGTCTGCTTGGCGCCCTTGTCGTACCAGCTGTGCGACTGGGTCAAGTACAGGGGCCGGAAGCGGAGCGCCTTGCCGAGATCGGGCTGGTCCTCCGAGGGGGAGCGCCGGTACATCGTGACCATCATGGGCGACGCGAAGATGTCGCCGACCTCGGAGCGCTGGGGCACTGCGTTCGCGTCCGCGAGCTGGATGCCGTGGACGATCTTGAGCGACGGGGCGGTGAACGTGGAGTCGTCCACGTCCATGTCGTCGTTGGAGCCGGTGAGGCGCTCGATCAGCGCCTTGAGGTTGGCGCGACGTGCGTCAGGGAACATGGCCAACGCATCGTCCGATGCGTACTTGATCAGATCTGGCATGGTGGAAACCTTTGATTTTTGGTGTCTTTGTGTCTTAGACTTATGACGCTTTTGCACGCCCGTATAGCAGACACAAGACCGCCGCGCAGGATCCATATGATCCTGATCCTTCGAGATCCGTTTAGCCCCGCGATCTAGGGGTGGCGACCTTGCGCCCTTTACAGGGCGTGCGGTGTTAACCTACGCTGCCGCGCGCGGTGCTGTCAAGGGCACCGCGCGCGGTCTTCCGAAGCCCGCATCCACGTCGTCCAGCGCGGACGCTAACACGTTGTAAATGTTACGGGCTACCCGGGGGAGGTCGCGTATGACCTCCTCGACGCTCTCAAGACCCAGACCTCCCGGCACGAGCTGGAGGGCCTCAAGTACGCGCAGCGCCAAGTCTGCGCGGCGGTCGAGCTTCACGACGTCTCTCAGCATGCCCATGACCCACGAGAGCTCTTCCCTGTGCAGCTGCCGCAGGAAGAGGCGCGCGCGCCCAGAGAACGTGCGTTGCAGCTGGTACGCCTTGTACAGGCGCCACGTGAACTGCACGGCCTCCAAGCCAGCCTCCATCCAGCGGTCTGCGCTGATGGAGAACAGGCGGATCAGGAACTCGTTGATGATGTCGAGAGCATTCTTTTTCGTGTGCATGGTGTAGACCCTACTGGTGTACGTAGTAACTGACGAGGTAACCAGCCACCAGCGCTCCCGCGATGTAGATCAGCACCTCTGTCGTTGTGTGACCGAAGTGCTGTCCGCTCACGCTTGCGCTGAGCTGCTGCCGCTTTTCCATCGTGAGATGTGCGGCATGTAATTGTACCATCAGATCCTGCGTATTACGCACGAGGTCTTCATTCTGCGTCTCGTAAACTTCGAGCAGCTCTGCGTACAGCGTCGCATTTCTGCGAGCGTGAATGTACGCAGCGTACACCTTGAGTACGAGACGCAGCTGCTCCAGATCCATACACACGAAGTCGTCGGACACGGGCTCGCAGTCTTGCCAGTCTGGAGCTGGCAAACGCACGTCTAACTCTTCGAGCCCGAACCCGCGGCCCTTGGCGGGGGTGTCACAGATCGCGCTCGCCGGAGCCAACACGATCATGACGGAGAGTATCAGCGCGCGGGCTTTGGACACGTGTCAACCTCCCAGGGGGCAGTGCCGCAGTTTGCGCAGTGCCACATGCCGTGCCACACAGCCTTGCGACCGCATTGCGGACACAAGCCCTTCGCGCCGTCGGCGAGCTTGACGCGCGCGTTCGGATCCAGGATCTCGTCGTCCGCGACGTCAGGCTCTTGATGCACACCGTACTTTTCCATGACACTGCCTCCTGCTCACGCGATGCGTGAGGTCTCGTTGGCGCGGCTACCGCGGCACTCCGCGTAGTAGTCGCACCACTTTGCGTTGCACACCCACGACTCCGGCGTTGTACGCGGATAGGAGCCGCTCGCGATACTCTCGGCCACGTCGGTCACGTAGTCAAGGGCGTGCTCAATCTCCGCATGCGTGCGGACGACGCCCATGCCGTCCTCCGGCCAAGAGCGCAGCCGCGGCGCCGCCGTACGAGCGGTTTGGCCCGGGCGGATAATGAGCTCGAACCCGACGCGCGCACACCCGGTGGTCGCCGCATACAGCGTGAGCTGCAGCGAGTTGTTCACCTGATGCGGCCCGTAGTTCTTCTTCACGGTCTTGAGATCGAGGATCGTGTCCTGCGGATGCGGACGCGGATCCTTCGAGGCCGCGTACTCCGGGCTCATGAGCACGGTGTCTGCGTTCTTCACCACGAGGTCCACGAAGCCCATGTATGGGATGCGGTCGCGGATGATGGTCTCGATCTTGTGCTCCGAGACCCGCGGGTGGAGCTGCGGGAGTCGATCGCGGATGAACAGGCCCGCGAGCATGCGGGACTCGTGGGCGAGCTTCTCACGACGCTTGGTGGGGTCGGTGATGTCGACGAATGCGTCGTCGTCCCACCGCTCCACCTCCGCGGCGAGGTCCACGACATTCTGGTCAATCCAGGCGAACGCCTCGTCCGGGTGCATGTCCTTACCCGTCTTGATCTTGTGGTTGACCGCGTGCTCCACGGCGCCGTGCGTCAGCGTGCCTGCGACCATGCCTGCCGATGCACCGCCGCGCTTCTTGAGCACGTAGCGGTAGTAGTATCGCCGCGGACATGACTGGTGCAGCGTGAGCTGCGAGAAGGACAGCGCGCGCACCGGCAGCTGGATGATCCGGGACTCTGCCTCTGTGAGCTGTGCGATGTACTCCTCGTTGCCCGTGAAGTCCGCGTCGACGTCGTCGAGGGGGTCGATCTCAAACTCGATGTCTTCCATTATGTGTCCTTTCTGACGACCTTGAGCGGCAGGCTGCCGATCAGGTCTTTGATGTCCGGGAACTTGCGCAGGGACGCCTCGACCATCTCGGCGTTGCGCTTGCGGGTCTTGGCCCGCTTGGCCGCGTTCTCGGCTGCGCGCGCGTACTCACTCGGATCGAAGGAGGTCGGGGACATGTCCTCGTCTTCACGATCGCGCTTTTGCAGATCCGACAGCACGGACTGGAACTTGGGGTTGGAGTATGCTCCGATGGGCAGGCCATTGTTAACTGGCGGCTCATCCGTGTAGGACTCTGTTGACGGGGCGGACTCTCCGAGCACCGCGATCTCGTTGTAGAGGGCTTGGTCAAGCACCCGCCACAGCGGGGAGTCCTCTCCGTTGCCAGGGTACATGCTGGCCACATAATCGGCCAGCGCTTCTGTCGGAAGCGCCCGCTCCAAGGACACCCCCTTGAGATCGCCGTCGCTGGCGCGGATCAGCTCGCTGTAGAACCCCTTGAGCTGAACTTCGTCGAGACCGTCGGGCACGTTGGCCGTGTACGGGGACTCCAATTCGACGAGCGGGCACAGGATGTGCGCGAGCAGCACGTCAGCGAGCAGCTGTACGCTGCGCACGGCGTCTACGTGCTCAGAGAGGCCAATCTTGCCCTTGTAGAAGCCGAGGTACTCGTCGACCCACGCCTTGAACTCGGACTCCGCCTGCGGTGCGGACGTCTCCACGTACAGGGCATCTTCCGGCGCGTCAGGCCCCACCTCTTCGTACGTGATCGCAGGCGGCACGAGCGGCGGGCGCACGATCTCCAGGGCATCAGCTGTCGCGGGCCCGGCACCACGCATCGGTGGCGCGTAGAGCGTGGGCTGCGTCCGGCGCAACAGCGCCCGCTGGAGGAGTGCCGGAGCCTCCGGATGTTCAAGCCAGAGACCGATATCGCTTGCCACCACGTCGAGCTCGCCAGCGTGCACGAGGGCCTCGCAGAGCAGCCCTTCGCGGTTGTACCGCACGACGAAGCCTTCAGGCGTCTGGTCATAGTTCACGGACACCTTGGCCGTGAAACGCGGGACGTCGAGGTCCGGCGCGATCTCACGCAACAGCGCCTGCGTCAGCAGGAGCATGAGATCGGTGGAGTCAAAGATCTGAGAGTGCTTTTTCTTCATTTGAGCTCCTTGAGCTGCGATCGCATCTTCGCGGTTCGGCTGGGCATGACCTTACAGCGCGCATCGAACGGGAAGATGTTTTGTTCCATACAGGATTCGACGAGCGGGCACGCCATACACAGCTGGCGTTTTCGGAGCCCGTCGTCGAACTTCTCCTTCTTACCGAGCGCCTTGCGCTGGCAATCGCTCACAGATCCCGGCACATAGTACCTCCTGATAAGAGTCGCAGCGCCCTGGCCAATTCTATAATTTCTGTCTCGTGATTGCTGGTAGTCGACGACCTTATAGCTCAAGCTATAGTAGATCGTCACTGACGCCGCGTTGATCGTGAAGCCAGCATTGATCGAGATTTGAGACAGGTACACTCTTATACCCTCGTTCTCATTGAATGCCGCGCGCAGAGCTGTCTTCGTCTTGGAGTCGGAGCTACCGTCGATGCGCACGTAGCGAACCTGCATCGCGTCCAGGAGCGCGGCGACGTCGTCCATCTCGGGGGTCTCGTGCGCCCACACGATCATCTTCCTACCCTCTTTCAGAACGTAGGTCTCCACGTCCAATCGAAGCTGCGTGATCTTTGGGGACGTGGCGATGCGGATGATCTGGGGTGTGCCTGCTTCTTCGCTTTGAGGGGCCGTCTGCTCCTCTACACTTTTGTCTTTCCACCCGCGAGGGACGGGGACATCACAGTCGATCCCGTCATCGAAGTCATCAGCCCGCAGAACGTCATCCTCGGACCCTGCGGCGCTGACCATATAATCAAGCGTGCTCTTCTCCGCGAGACGTATATAGCCGGAGGTGATCTGCAACAACCGGATGTTACGGATCGCGGGGCTGCGCTCGTGATAAACTGCTGCCCCGAGCACCTCTGGGTTGGAGTACATCCCGCTCGTGAGCATGGCGTTGTAGGCGTCCTTGAGCTCCTTGGTCATCTCAATGGGCACGTCCACGATCTCGCGCGGAGGAAGTGTCAAGCACTCCTCCTTCGTCTTGATGATGGACACGTACTTCTCAAGTATCGTCTTGAGGTGATGGAGGTTTCGATACGCGATGACCGTCTCGCGCTCGATCTTCCACTTGCACTCGTCGGGCCTCCTCTTGCACGGCTCTGGCTTGACGTTTAGCGGCTTGCCCTGTTTGGCGAAGCATTTGGTGCACAGCCAGTTTGCCTCCACATCCGCGTACCGGATTTTGAACTGGCGCTCCGTAGGTGTGAGGCTGGGGATCAGGATCTGGCACAGCGTCCAGCGGTTCAACGGATCGCCCATTGTGGGTGTGCCTGTCAAGCACAGGCGCCTGGAGATGCCCTTGATGACCTCCAGTACGGCCTCTGTGCGTTTGGCGCCAGACGATGCGAGACCATGGGCCTCGTCGACGACCACCTGCATGAATCCGCCACGCGACTTGTGAATAGCGACCAAGTGCTCCAGATCGTTTTGTACGAGCTCGAAGTTCACGATCAGCACGTCGCTCGGATTCTCCGACTCTTGTGCGTATATCTTGTGGCGGACTTCCGCGGTGGGTACGCCGCCGCGCTTCCCCAACAGACGCCGAACTGTGAGCGTGTTATCCACGTCGTGCTCAGCGATCTCCTTGCTCCACGTGTCCTGCACGTGCGACGGGCATAGCAGCAGGGTCGGAGTGACGCCCGCGTGCACTTTGAGCGCGCGTAGCGTGTCTATCGCGATCTTCGTTTTACCGAGCCCCATGTCGTACTCGATGGCGAGCCGGGGCCTGTGATACGCATGCGCGAGCGCCTCTACTTGGTGAGGATACGGCTCGTATCGAACAGGTACGCTAGGATACACACGCGCCTCGATATCCTCGATCGCCTGCTTACAGCGAGCGAGGACCTCCAACGCGCTGGCGTCCCATACGAGATCCGGGAAGACGAGGTTCAAATCGGCAGCGACATCGACCCCCAGCGGGGCGTACGCCGGGAACCAAGCCTTGTCGTTGACCTGGAGGAATCCGAGCACCCGCTGATAGCCCCCAAGCAGCTCGCCGTAGAAATCCATCACGAAGACGGAGACGCCTTTGCGCCAGTGGCCAAAGACCCTCATTTTGAGCCTCCTTATGCGTGGCTACAGTAACACACTGTAGGCTCTTACTTTTACCAAACAACTGTATGCGCAGGCATTTAGCTGGCCTGTGGATCAGGCCTGTGGTAGCTTACCACGGAGCAATAGTTGGCGATAGCGCGTAAGCGTCCGCTGACTTCGACGCCCGGAAGCGCGATCTCGCACGCTGAACATCTCCGAGGTAACAATGCCCCCGCAAGACCTGAATGGCGGTATGTCCCTTATGGAAGGCCGCAATTATATGCACCCCAATCCCATGTTTGACCTCCTGTCAGGATGGGTGCCGCACCGCTTGAAAGACCTCTTCAGGTGGTGTGAGTATATGTACTTTAACAGCGCGCACATCTCGGTCGCGGCGTCCAAGCGCGCCACCTACGTGGTCACGGATGTCAACATCAAGTCGGACGCGGACGCGCTCGTTAAAAAATACCGCGACATCGCGGACAACCACGTCAAGCTCAAGGCGCGGTTGATCGAGGTCGCCAACAACACGGCGATCTACGGCAACGTGTTCATCTCTGTGCACGCGCCACTGTCGAGGACTCTGGCGTGTCCGGTGTGCTCTACTTCGCGCATGCTCCATACAATTCAGGGAGCGAAGTACGAGCACAAGACACGCATGATCTCTGCAGAGTGCGTATGTGGGCACACGATCCGAGAGAAGATTGACGAGCTGCCTACGCTGGAGTCCAAAGACTACAGTGAGCTGCAGATTACGATGTGGGATCCCAAGTACATCGAGATCGACTGTAACCCCATCACGGGTGAGCGGCGCTACTGGTACGAGGTGCCGCCTGACGTGCGCGATCGGATCGTCAAGGGCGACATGCTATTCGTCGCGCGGATGCCCATCGGATTTCTCGTCGCGGTCTCTGAACGCAAGATGTTCGAGTTCCAGTCTGACAAGATCTTGCATCTGCGCTCACCCGCACCAGCCGGTATGGATCCTACGTGGGGCTACCCACCGCTCGCGAGCGCGCTGAAGACCTTTTACAACATCGCGGTCCTGACCCGCGCCAACGAAGCCATCGCGCTCGACCACCTGATCCCATTCCGCATCATCTCCCCGCAGCAGACGGGCACATCCGTGGACCCTGCGGCGACGATCAACATGGCCAAGTGGGCTTCCAAGGTTCAGACAGGCTATCTCGACTACCGCAACGATCCCCTGCATCTGATCTTCGCCCCCATGGGCGTAAACGTGTCCCAGATCAACGGGCAAGGTCGCGCGTTGCTGACCCTGAGCGAAGTGGAGGCTCGCGAGAATCAGCTACTCGCGGTCATGGGCATCCCGCGCGAGTTCATGTACGGCAGCCTGCAGACGCAGGCTTCTCCGATCGGCCTCCGCATGTTCGAGAACGAGACCGAGTCTGCCGCGACTGACATCCGGATCTGCGGTCAGTGGATCATGGACAAGATCACGTCGATCCTCGGTGACCCGCGCGTTGAGACGACGCTGGCGCCGTTCAAATTTATTGACGACGTGCAGCAGAAGCTCGCCCGCGTGCAGGTGGGGCAGGAGCTCGGCATCCTGTCGAAGACGACGATCGCAGAAGAGCACAGCATCGATCTGGTCAAAGAGCGCGATCGTCAGCTCGCAGACGCCATGGATGACGCGCGACATCAGGGAGAGATGCAGCGCGCTGTGGATAAGATCACCAATGACTACGCGCAGCAGGCGACGGATGCAGCGCGCCAAGGTGTCGAGTCGCAGGCCATGCCCGGCCTCAACTACGACCAGCAACAGGTGGTCGCGCAAGCAGACATGGTCGCTCAGGAGCTCGCGCAGCTGGATCCGAGCACGCGGCGCAGCCGCACGGACGCGCTGCAGTCTGAGGACTACGTCATGTACAGCGTCGTGACGATGCGCCTGCGTCAGATGGAGACCGACGCGCAGAATCAGGCGATGGCACAGATGCAACAACAACAGCCGGTGATGTGATGTCAGAGAATACACACGCGAGTCTGGGGCGCAGCCTCAAAGAATACGGGGAGTCCACTTCGCCACAGGGCAACGGAGCGCCGCTCCAAGCGCTGGTGACGCACCCACAGCAGCTGAAGCCCCTCAATGGGGCTGCCTTACGCTACGATCCTGTGAATCACTCGGAGCTGTTCACATTTCGTACGCGCGTAGAGCACTTTGAGGTCTCCAAAGAAGAGAGTGCGCGCGCTTACGAAGAGATTATGACGCGGTTCTGGAACACACCCGCAGTGGTAGACAACGACCTGGTCCACTACATGCTCAAGAGCGAGGACCACACGTTCTTCAACGGAAGGGCGTATATCCTCGTGCGCTGGACAGAGGCCACGTATAACCCGAGCAAGGCGCCGCGCAACAGCCTCCACCTGCCGACTCCGGCGCCCGCCGCGGCGCCTGCGACCCCCGCGCGCCCCACACGCCCCCCGCTCAGGGGGCAGACGCAGACGCCAGCGCCCGCCGCACCCCCTGAGCTTGACCCAGACGCGTCATTCTACGAGGTGGACAGCCCCGACGTGTACGTCGAGCTGGGGGCGGAGCTGGAGCGCGGATCTAAAAAAGATCCAGACCCCGCAGCAGCTCCCAAGAGGGCGCCGCTGCGGGGTACTGTCGGCGTGAAGCCTACTCAGACATGAGCTCCTCAACCAGCGCTGCCTGCTCAGGGGTCACGAGCGCGTCGCCCTTGATGCAGCGCAGGTGGTCCATGAGCGGCAGCGCCACCGCCGAGACGGTCTGCTTGGCGGCGCTGTCCGCCTCCAGCAGCGCCGCTTGCACATGCGATGTCCGCAGCCCGAGGCGACGGCTATGCCCCTTGCCCACGCGCATGGCGGCGCCTGCGTCGGGCTGGGAGAGCAGCAGGCGCGCCAGCGGAGCGCCGTAGAGCTTGCAGGGGCGGCCCAGAGGAGGCTCCCCGTCCACAGACTCGCGCAGCGCGTTGAGCGTGTCGTAGGACAGCACTCCGGAAGCCATGAGCTCTGCGCCTGTGGGCGCCCCTTCAGGACCGAGGGGGCGCACGATGACGTAGATCGTCTTGAGGAGCGTCTTCTCCCGCTTGATCATGATGCACCTCACGTGTTCTTGGTCGCGCGCTTGCGCACGGACGCCGCCATGCGCTTGATCGCTGCAGCAGTGGTCGCCTGCGACTTCGCATGCTGATCGAAGACCCAGGCGACCGCATCCTGGATGTTCGGGTACGGCGCGGAGAGGCGGGCCGAGGTCGCTTCTGTCGTCAGCTTGTGCAGGAAGCTCTTCTCAGATGCCTCGTCTTTGACGTTGCTTCCGTAGTTTGTCAGGTGGAGGCCCACGACCGTTTGCAGATAGCTCTTCGCCAGCCCTGCCACGATTGCGGCGTCACTCGCCGGAGCCTCGCCGCGGCTGTACATGTAGTTATCCACGAACTCCGGCGGCAGGCACACCCAGTGACCGAGCACGCCTTGGAGGGATGACCCGTACACGATACGATCTGCCTCAAGCGTCAGCGCGAGGAGCACGTACGTCCGCTCCTGAAAAGCGAACCGGAGCGCCACGACTGGCGCTCCCTCCAGCGCGCAGATCGCGATGAAGTTGTGCGGCAGGACTGCCACCTTGTTCGCGCCAGGATCTCCGGTGTCGGCGCCGGGGGTCGAGAACCCAGTCGACAGCAGCTTGGCCGCGTCGGCCACGTTTGTGTTGAACATATCGGACTGCCACTTGGGCAACACACGCATCATATCCATGATCTTTCTCCTTCAAGTTTTGCGATCCGCGACACCACGTCGCGGATCGCGAGTTCACACGTCGAGCCGGATTTGAATCCGATCGAACACCGGCTTCCACGTAGCGACAGGAGATCCGCCAACCACGCGCCAGTGGCGCTCCCCAAAGAACCCATCTGTGCACGATACGATCGCAGGATCCAGGGACCCCAACCACGCCATCACCTCCTCAAACTCTGTGTCGTGCCCGTCACTGGAGATCCAGAGGTTTTGGTTTTTCCAATGCAGTGGCGCGAGGACCTTTGACGGTGCTGACTCCCACGTGGCGGTCCACGCAGACCACGAGTGTGCTACGCGCGCGCCCGCGGCCAGCAACCCGTTTGTGAGCGCCCGTCGCAGGCGTTCGAGGTGGACCTGCGTGCTGTTTCGCACAGACAACAGCAGGGCGTCCCACTCAGCGCGGCTGTCTGCGCGGGGGCCGTAGGAGTCGTACAACCTGCGCCACGCGTCCGAGCGCACCACGACGAGGTACTCCGCATGGTGCCACGACTGGCGCCACACCTGCAGGTCTCCGATGTCCCAGAGCAGCGTGGCCCCGTGGCGCGCGGAGAGCACCTCCGCCTCGAACTGGATGGCGTAAGCGTCCTTGATCGGTGGCGACGATATGTGATCCTCTGCGCCCAAAGCACCGCCAACCACGGAACGCAGTCGATCGTCGAAGAATCGAGCACGCCGATCCTCCGGAAACAGATGCAGCCACTCGTACTCTTTGGCAGCCGCCGCCTCTTCTGGCGTCGCGGACCCATCGTGGTCGACCATGAGCACGATCATGTACCCGCGCCGGTCGTCCGGGAACCCGGACATGACGCTCGGGCTCCAATTTCCATGACCCATCACTCCTCCTCTTTGTGCGCGGCCTCATAGGTCGCGATCAAGACGTCTAGCTCCGCGACCTGATCCTGCAAGATGGCACACTCATTTCTTAGTGCGGACGTCCTTGGCGCCCCCGGGCGCGGGTCGCTGCTGCCGAGGACCCGTGTGATGTTGGTGATCCGGTTGAGGATGGAAGACCTCTCCTCTACACGCTGCTCGTACGCCTCCGCCGCGGTCAGATCGCGCGCCCACCCGTCACCAGTTCTATGTGCTCCCATCATTGACCTCCCATTGATACGTGAACGACACGCTCGACCAGCCCGAGCATCTGCATGTACGTGATGGCCGACCAGCTGACTCCAGAAGGACCGGACAGGCGCAGCACGGGCACGTACGGGGCCTCGCTTGGGTTGGTTAGAACCGCACCGAGCCCGACAGTGGACGCCTCGCCCTCGCCCGGTAGTACGACCTTCTCTGTCCGGATCCACTTCTTCCTGTCCAAGAGTGGCACCGTCGTGAGAAGCTGCTCCAGAAGAAACGTGCTGGTGGTCCAGTAGTGCTTCGCGTTGACGGCGCTCAGGGCGTTGATCCACAAGCCTTTGGTCACGGGCGCGAAGTGTTGATTCACGAACCGGTAATCGTACACCAACGCGTCTCGAATGTCGGAGTCTCTGGGATCTTCGGAGCTCCACCCGCACTGCGCACGTAGTGCTGGTAGGTGGTCTGCGGGTCCGAACGGTAGATCTGACAGTACATCGTCCACCGCCTTACGAACCCGATACTCTGCGTGACACGCGGTCAGTGCTCGGTGATACACCGCAGTGGCCACGTGGAGCTGCTCTTCTATCTTCGCATCAAAATCTGACATACGACCTCCTGTCGTAAGATCCTACACAGCGTAGGATCATTTGATTATACCAGAAACGCGCTCACAGGACGAGTGTGTCGAGGACGGGTTTGGCCTTGTCGACGCCCACCCGGTCGCGCTCCCCATAGTGAACGAGGACGTGTCGATCTGCGAGCACACGCTCGAAGGCGTCGATATCCTGCTGGGCGCGCTCCAGTGGTGCGTCCCAGTGCACATACAGATCGTTGAGGTTCACAAACGCGTTCCTGTTCATAAACGCCTGCGCCATCGCGGGTAGACATTCTTCGTTGACCGTCGAGTCTCCGCGCAGTCTGAGCACCAGCTTGTTCATCGCCGGCCACTTCAGATCCAAACGCTTTATCGTCTCGAACAGTTCGGACTGCCTACCCGTCCAAAACTCCACTGTTTTGGCTCCTTGCCATTCAGAGAAGTCCGTAAGGTACGGTAGCCAGTCGCGGAGCTCGTCGATACCTGTGCTCCTATGATTACGTAAGAAGTGCGCACCCTCCGGTACGGTGCGACGCCGGAACACAACGCGTTCCAGTAAGTCCTCTCTCCCCGTCAAGACATCTTGCCTATTCGAGAAATACAAAGACTCGTAAGAGTTGCCTGGGTGCGGCACCACGAGCTCTGATAGCTCTGGCAGTCTTTTAATGAACTCAGATGACCACTGCACGCCCTGCTGCGCTTGGTCGTATGTGTCGATGAACGATCCGAACATCTCGTACTCGTAGGCGCGAACCTTGTTCCACGCAACAGGCTCGTCGCGCCGTCCATGGACCAGACATGACAGCGACCCCATCGTAGTCAGTTTGCGCAGATCCGGGAACACACGTGCCCCGTTCGCGAGGATCCCCAGACGCTCCAGCGTGTCGCCCCCGAGCACCCCGGACGCCAGCGCCCCTGTATCCGCTACGAGGTGCTCGACTCCGCGACCGAGAACTTCGTAGTCCTTTGCATGTAAAGACATGTTGGCG